GTCTTGAGAAGCTACTACAAGATGCTCCCGAAGCAATAGTAGCTACTAAAGAAGAGGACTAACCCCTTGTCGCAGTCTAGGCTAGAGTTACCTTCCCCCTCTAGTCTAGGTTGTGACTTTAATAATTAGGAGAGAGAGATGAATACAGAACATGGTGAGTTCATACAAACACGAAAACCTTGTCCCGATAGTAACTGTGGTAGTAGTGATGCTTGTTCTATCAGAGCGGATAACTCAGCTAAATGCTTTAGTTGTAATCAAAACTTTAAAAGATATGATAGATCTTATATATCAATAGCTACTAGTAAACCTACACAAGAACCTAGAGAAACATTTTTAAATTCATATACAGGTTCATTCAATCCTTTAATTGACAGAAAAATTAGTGAGGCTACTGCTAAAAAATATAGAGTAAGATCTGTACTACAAAGCAATAAAATTACTAAACATATCTATCCATACTTTAATGCTAATGAATTAGTTGCTACTGTCACAAGAAATGTTGACACTAAAATATTCTTTACTGATGGTAACTTTGAAGGTACTGGATTGTTTGGAGAGAATCTTTTTAAAGGCGGAGGTAAGTACTTAACCATAACTGAAGGTGAGTGTGATGCTATGGCGGCTTATCAAATGCAAGGAAGTAAATGGGCTAGTGTTTCTATAAGAGGCGGTGTTAATAATGCTGTTAATCATGTACGAAGTAGCATAGAGTTTGTTGAATCTTTTGATAATGTTGTTATTTGTTTTGATTCAGATAGTCAAGGTAGGAAAGCGGCTAGAGAAGTTGCAAGAATAATATCACCTAACAAAGCAAAAATAATGTCATTCCCTGAAGGCTACAAAGATGCTAATGATATGCTCAGACAAAATAAAGGAACAGACTTTGTAACATCTTGGTGGGAATCTAAAATATATACACCTACTGGCATCATGGAACTGCATAGTAAAAAGAATGAGTGGTTAAATAGAGAAGTAAAAGAAAGTGTTCCGTATCCTTGGGCAGGATTAAATAAAAAACTTTATGGAATGCGTAAAGGTGAGTTAGTTACTTTAACTGGTGGTACTGGACTAGGTAAGTCCTCAGTTACCAGAGAACTAGAACATCACTTAATTAAAACTACTAAAGATAATGTAGGTATCATTGCACTAGAAGAGAATTGGCAGAGGACTGCTGATGGTATATTATCTATTGAAGCTGAAGATAGAATATACTTAAATGAAAAAAGAAAAAATTATAGTGCGAAACAATTAGAAGATTTGTTTGATAAGGTTATAGAAAAAGGTAGAGTATATATTCATGCTCACTTAGGAGCTACAGATATAGATGAGATCTTTTCTAAGTTAAGATATATTATTGTGGGTTGCCAATGTGAATGGGTGATAGTAGATCACTTGCATATGTTGGTGAATGTACTAACTGAAGGAGATGAGAGGCGTGGTATTGATATGCTTATGAATAAACTTCGGAGTTTAGTAGAAGAAACAGGAGTAGGCATGATACTAGTCTCACATCTCAGGAGAGCGCAAGGAGATAAAGGACATGAGAAAGGTATTGAGGTATCACTTAGTCACTTAAAAGGCTCTCAAGGCATAGCACAGCTTTCTGATTGTGTGATAGCATTAGAGAGAAACCAACAAGCATTAGATCCTGAACAGGCTAATACAACAAAGGTTAGAGTATTAAAGTCTAGGTATACAGGTGACACAGGATTAGCTTGTAGTCTAAAGTATAACTCTACAACAGGTAGATTGTTTGAATCTGCTGAGGATGAAAAAATTGAAAACCTCTTGTTCTAAAATAGTATTTGATATAGAAGCTAATGGATTACTTCGTGAAAGTAAAATGCAAGTATGGAGTGATGAGTTACAAAAGAAAGTTGAAAAGATTATACCTGAATTAACAACTGTTTGGTGTATCGTAGCTAAAGATATTGATAGTGGTCAGATGTATAAGTTTCCTCCTGATAAAATAAAAGAAGCTCTCTCTCTTTTAGAATCAGCAGAAACTTTAATTGGTCACAACATTGTCGGCTACGATATACCTGTCTTAGAGAGGCTATATGATTTTGATTTTAAAGGAAAAATTGAAGATACTTTAGTGATGTCAAGACTGTTTAATCCTGTTAGAGAGAATGGTCATAGTTTAAAAATATGGGGATATAGAGTTAATTGTCCTAAACTAGAACAGCCTGAACAGTTTGAAAAGTATACTGAAGAGATGTTAACTTATTGTACTGGAGATGTGAATCTAAACCATAAAGTTTATGATGCATTAAAACAAGAAGAAGAAGGCTTTAGTCAACAGTCAATAGATCTAGAACATAATGTTGCTAGAATACTTAAAGAACAAGAAGAGAATGGATTTCTGTTAGATGAAAAGTATGCTACTTTATTGTTAGCTAAACTAACTGAAAAGAAACAAGCCGCAGAGGATGAAGTACATAAGACATTTAAACCTATAATGGTTGATGATAAACTCGTTACACCTAAATTTAAAAAGGATGGTAAGCTATCTAAAGTAGGGTTGACAGATACAGAGTATTATAATTGTCTTTCATCTGGTAATACAAAACCTTTTATGAGACAGAAACTACAGGAGTTTAATTTAAGTAGTAGAGATCAGATAAGATTTAGACTTTTAGAATTAGGTTGGAAGCCAAATAAATTTACACCAACAGGTAAAGCAGTAGTAAATGAAGAGACACTAAGTAAAATAAAAAATATTAAGGAGGCCGCCTTACTTATAAGATTTTTATTATTAGAGAAAAGAACAGCACAAGTATTTTCATGGTTAGATCATTTAGAAAAAGAAAGTAGAGTACATGGGTTTGTTATTCCTAATGGTGCAGTTACAGGTAGAATGACACATTATAAACCTAACATGGCACAAGTACCTAGCATTCATAAAGAGTATGGTGTTGAATGTAGATCATGTTGGACTGTACCAGAAGGATACAAGTTAGTTGGAATAGATGCTAGTGGGTTAGAGTTAAGAATGTTAGCTCACTACATGAAAGATGAGGAGTATACAAATGAGATTATCAACGGCGATATACACACTACAAATCAGAAACTTGCAACGCTTGAATCAAGAGATCAGGCGAAAACTTTCATCTATGCCTTTCTATACGGAGCGGGAGATGAAAAAATTGGAAAGATCATTAAAGCGAACAAAGGCGAAGGTAAGAAGCTTAAAAGCCGTTTCCTCCGCAATCTACCCTCACTTAGAACTCTTACAGAAAGAGTTAGAAAAGCGTCAACGAGAGGGTGGTTACGAGGATTAGATGGTAGAAAGATATATGTTAGGACTGTACACGCTTCATTGAATACTTTATTACAAGGTGGTGGGGCTATCGTTATGAAGAAAGCTATGGTATACTTAGATCAGTATATTAAAAATGAAGGTCTTGATGCTAAGTTTGTTGCAAACATACATGATGAGTGGCAACTAGAAGTTAAAGACATAGATGCAGATAAGGTAGGACAGTTTGGTGTACTTGCTTTAGAGAAAGCAGGAGAACATTATAATATGAACTGTCCTTTAACTGGCGAATACAAGATAGGAGATAACTGGAGTGAAACCCATTAAACGAAAAGGAAGAAGCTTTGTAGAATTAAAAGATGGAAAAAGAGTTACTCCCATTAAAGATTCTAAAAGTAGAAAAGGAGATATTGCTGAACACTATGCAATTATCTGGCTTTGGGAACAAGGGTATGAAGTTTTTATAAATGCAGGATGTTCAGGAGCAGTTGATCTCATAGCTTGGAAAGGTGATAATAAAATCTTAATTGATGTAAAAACTTTCTTCAAAAGAAAAGATAGAAATGCACAAACTTATAGTGATATTTCTTCAAGTAGAACTCTAGAACAAAAAAACTTAGGAGTTCAAATATTAGGATTTCATCCTGTCACAAAAGACTGTTATTTTATAAAACATAGAGAATAATATGAAAAAGAAACTCGATACAGTAGTAGAAGATATATACTCTACAATAGAAGATCTAGGTAAAGGTAAGCCTATCAAAGTTAGTGAAGAAGACTTAGATAAGTTTGGAGACTTCATGAAAGAAGCTCTAAAGGACTGGCTTACACCTAGAGCTAATAGAAAACCATCACTTAGAATGTCTAACATAGGTAAACCTGAAAGACAGTTATGGTATGAGATGAAATCTGATCCTAAAGATGTAGCTATCCCTGCTCCTACTATGATTAAGTTTTTATACGGACATATCTTAGAAAGAGTTGTGTTATTCTTAACAGAGCTTTCAGGACATGAAGTAACTGACGAACAGAAAGAAGTTAAAGTAAAAGGTGTTGTAGGTCACATGGACTGTAAGATAGATGGAGAAGTTGTAGATATTAAATCAGCATCTAACTATGCCTTTAGAAAGTTTAGTCATGGCACACTTCCTGATGATGATGTCTTTGGATATCTTTCTCAACTTGCAGGATATGAACACAATGAAGATACTGATCAAGGAGGCTTTCTTGCTATCAATAAAGAGAATGGAGAGTTAGCTTTATTTAGACCTGACAGTCTTGATAAACCTAATATTGAATTTAAAATCAATAAGATAAAGAAACAATTAAAGCAGGACACACCTCCTCCTCGTTGTTATAAACCTATTGATGAAGGTGCTTATGGTAATCAGAAGCTACCAAGAGAATGTAAGTACTGTCCATTTAAGTTTGAGTGTTACAAAGATGCTAACGATGGAGCAGGACTAAGAGTATTTCAATATCATAATGAGTTACGCTATCTTACAATAGTTAAGAAGCTTCCTAAAGTAGATGAGATAACGGATAGATTTAATGGCTAGAAAGAAAAGAAGAGTTAGACCTAGAGATCCTAAAGCCCCTAAA